AAGTTTGATCGTATGCGAGAATCTTCGCTTGCGTTTGGACACCGTTCTCTCCCCACTCTGGGTTGACACCCGGGGGAAGAATTCCTATTCGGATACAGGCTCGCCAAGTTGCGTATTCTCCGGTGCGATATTTTGGCCAGAGAATTCGCTTGGCACCGGCTGCTGACCAAGAAGAAAAGACTCCCGTGCCTGGACGAGTTTTTCCTCATCAAGACAGTTAGCCTCGAAGACGAGATTTTGAACTCGGCGACATTCAACATGATTGAGTCCAGCCGCTTTCAATTCTTCTTCCCACTTGTTCCAAGTCGACGGGTTGTCAGGATTGACCTCATCCCATTCGATGTCACTCGGCTCTAATGAAGTGATGATCAGCCAGGACATTCTCTTCTGTCCATAGTTCTTCATCATTTCCTTGTAACCGGGTTCATCCTCATTGGGCACCCAACCGTCCTTCGGTTTGTAAACGACAGGAGCCTTGGGCTCAGGACAGAGCTTATTGAAGGGCTCATAGTCGGGAACACCGATTGCGCGGAAAATAATCTCTTTGTCTCCACGGGACAGTACAAGGACTTCTTCGGACGACAACTTGCTTGTGTCTACTCCACCAATTTTCATTTTGATTCTCCCTCAAAATTAGAAAAGAAAAGAAAAGCCTGGGGCAGGGTGTCTACCCCAGGCTGAAAACTACTATTGTGCTGTTCGAGTGACTGTCGGTTGAACAGCATTACAACGGCCAGAAACAGAAACACTAGCTTCACCAAAATCAGGTTCACGACTTTCGGAGCGGAAATCCGGGAAGACAGTCGTTTCGATTTCCTGTGTGGTACAGATCGGAGTATGGATTACTTCCACATCAACCGCATAGGGCTCACACGGATCAGCCGAACTGGAAACCCACCCGGAAGCCCCACCGATTTGCTTCAAGGCATCCATTGGCGAAATCTCTTCGCCAGTACCTGTCGTGATGTACTCATACACAAAATCGAGACTCAAGTCCAGTGGGACCTCATCCCCGGAACGAACGGTGTCGAGAACGCCTCGATCGAGATCATACTCATACTCATTTGCTTCCGTGTAGGTGAGATTCCCATCACCAATTTTGATGAGCAACTGTTGAGGTAGGAACGTGATCACATCGTCGTTCGCAGGCAAGTCACCAACATCCAACGCTGGTGTAAATGTCAATTCCCAAGACGTGGCCCCAGGACGGAGGACTGTGATAGCCTCGCTACCGGCATCGACAAGGTCAATGTCTTGGATAGTCATCAATGCCACGTCGGTGGCAAGGTATTGACCTCGGTATTCCACAACGTAGACCGGAGAGGTTCCAGTCACAACGATATCGCCAGAGTCGATGTTGGCGAGGGCCTCAAGTGTAGACTGAACAGTCGCTGCCAAGGCGTCGTAAGCAATTGACGCCGTGGGACCTTCACCGTCGAATGTCAATGTGTAATTGCCAGAAGATGGTGTATCCAGGTCGATCTCTTGTTGCTCGTTGGAGTTGACGGCAGTAATCGTAAAGACCGTGTCAGCCACGGTATCAATCGAAAAGCGAACGCCAACAGGGACAATAGTGGTCAGAGCAGGCGAACCAGAGATGGTGTCAAATTCCAGGGTCGTATCGGCCCCGGCAATTGCCGTATCATCTACTAGTGCTGCTCCAGCCCAGCCATCGGCCAGGCGTATGGTACAGTTTTTGAGTTCGATGCGGGCTATGATGCACCTCCTTACTGGGCGGTTCGGGTGATTGTCGGTTGGGTTGCGTTGCAGCGACCCGAGACAGAAATACTGGCTTCACCAAGATCAGGTTCGCGACTCTCAGAACGGAAATCCGGGAAGATAGTCGTTTCGATTTCCTGTGTGGTACAGATCGGCGTATGGATAATCTCCACATCAACCGCATAGGGCTCACAAGGGTCGGCGGACGCACTTCGCCATTCGGATGCACCACCAATTTTCTTCAGGGCATCCATTGGGGAAGTTTCCTCACCTGTCCCCGTAGTGACATACTCATAGACAAAGTCGAGAGACACATCCATCGGGACTTGATCCCCGGAGCGAACGGTATCGAGAACACCTCGATCGAGATCATACTCGTACTCATTCGCCTCAGTGTAGGTTACGTTCCCATCACCGATCTTGATAAGAAGTTCGATGGCGGCAAAGACGAGCGCATCGTCTTCCACATAGGTGCCAGCACCCAGGGCTGGCGAGAAGACGATATTGGTAGTGGTCGTAAGACCATCAGAAGGTGTTCGTTCTGTGACCACATGATCTACCGAAGTTGTTTCACCTGTGAGGGTGAAGCGGGCTCCAAGCGGAATCACATCAGTACCGAGACCACCGGCATTGAGTACATTAGTATCAATATCGAGGTCAGTATCGGTAGCAACAGGGGTGGCCTCATTGATTGCGGAACTGCCGCTGAGACCGTCTTTCAGTTTTATGACGCAGTTTTTGAGTTCGATGCGCGCGATGATGCACCTCCTTTGGGCTTAGGGGATTTACCCCTTTGGTAAGTAAACGTGTCAGATTTTGCCCTTCGTCGGGCATCACGTAGAGTCGAATAATTGACCCTAAGACTTTTTGCGGCGTCTTTTATGCATCCATACTCAACGCCGTTGATGGTTACTCTTTTTGCGTTGAAATGCTTTGAACCACAACAATCTTTAGCATGGTAGTCAAAAACATTTGAACCTCCTTGCTTTTTCTTAGCTGTCCATAAGGTTGTCCAAGAGACTCCTAACGCTTTAGAAGCTTCTTTTGTGGTAGCATAGACAACACCATTGATGGTTAGTTTTTCTACTTCAGGTGGGTAGTCAAATACCTTTGAGGATATGCCCCTTTGAAAAGCACACAAAGTTGAGTAGGGGACATTAAGAGCTTCAGCTACATCACGAAGACAAGCATAGGAAACACCATTAACAACAATCTTTGTTGCTCTTGGATGCTTCCCTCTTTTGTACTTCGCCCTGGTCTCCCGTATTTTCTGCTTGGTAGCCTCACTATGTGGTCCAAATACTTTTCCAATGCGGGTTTCACTCATCTTCTTCCGTGTCTCTATTGAATGTTTGAAGCCAAGAGTTCCTGTATCTCCACCTTCTGTCAGATTGTAACCAGAGGGTGCCATCGTATTCAGCATTCGTATGGCTCTGACTTCCATTTCTTTCACGTATGCTTCTGCCCCCTTGCAGATAACCTTGAAGTCCAAATTCTTGATACCATACTTCCGGATTGCCTGGTATACAAGTTTTGAACCATGACCACTACGATGTTCTCTCCACCGCCGTTCATAGTCAACAGCGATACCAATATACTGTTTCCCATTCACAAGGTTAGTCACAACATAGAGGAACATAGGCTACTCCGTAAGGAACATTTCATATCGAGCATCTACCACGGATTGTTTGATCTTATCAGTAGGATCAATCTTTCCAAAGTGTATCACTCGCACAGCATCATTCTTTCCCGGACGCAGGGTCAAACAACCCAGATAAGAATCATCATCTCCAGCGGCATTGCCGTACTTGTAGATTAGGATCGCCCGGTCCATTGCCTCATGAAAGAGACCCGCGTTTGTCAGGATCGCGTGCCTGTTCTTTTTTTGGCCATCAAAACGGCTTGTCAGAAGCACATTGACATCCATCCGGATTCTATACTCACCAGACATTTTCTTAGTGGAGGGTCCACTGATACGAATCTCAACGTGATCTGTTGCTTTCGTAAAAGTATCCGTCTCATCATCCACTCCTTCAACAATTGCCGGAATGTCATTGGTCACGGCGACTGCTTGGAGATTCTTGGCAATGGAGGAGAATATCCACCTGGCCCAATTAGGATTTGCTGGCATTAGTGGCTCCTTCGAGATTGAGGAGATTGTCAGCCTTCAAGAGGTAGATTTGTTCTGGAACCTCTCCTACGAGTTCTCTTCCAACAATACTCCACCCCGCCTCAAATTCGTACTCTTGATATGACTGAATCTCATACTTTCGATTACGATAGACGATGTAGGAATTGTCGGTGATGTCAAGGTCGGGAGCATCATCGTGGTCAACGATGAAAATACGTTGACCAGCATCATAAGTCCCACCAACTACAAACATTTTGTTCGCAGAGATTTGAGAGATGCTTCTCTGAACTACTCTTGTGATCTGAGCAGGCAGTACAACAGCACGGTCAACATGTACTATGTCTTTTACTAGTGTAGTTACACCAGTTTCTTGATTGGACACAGAACTAACCAGAGTGTAAATGTCGATGGTGCCACCGTACTGTCGCTTCAGCATATAGAGCGTTCGCTGAATCATACGTTTTAGCGTTAGTTCGGCAGGATACATGATGATCTCACTTTAGCTGAGAGTTCGAGCAATGACACTTTCAAGGCGCTCCATTACCTTTGCATTTTGTTCCATCACTTGAGTGTTTTTAGTGATGACTTCCGTGCAGCTTTTCACAAGAGGAAGAATTACCTCTCGTTGT